TACCAGATTGCATTAATAAAATTTCAAAATCAATAGAAAAACTCGATATTATAACTGTTTACGATCACCTAGATAGGTATACAAGAACAGATGATATAGATTATAAGAAAAATATTATTTTTGACTTTGATAGCAATCATCATTGGCGAACAACGGAATCTACATGCCATGCTTACGCTATAAGCAAAAAAATGTTAAATAATATAAAACATATATTATCGCTAAATGAGTTTCAAGAACTTGATAGGGAATTATGGATCTATCTACACAAAATAGGGATTCCATTATGGAGCAGTATTCCAGGCCTAACTACTCATGCTCATTCTGATTTTTTATCTCCAGGTATAGATTGGGATTCGTATGCAAAAACTGTTGAAAATTATCTTTTAACATGAAATTAAATATATTTGGATCTACGGGATTTATGGGAAATAGGTTTTGCGAATTAAATAATGATTGTATTATAAATAGTAGAAATAATTATGAAACATCGGGCGATGATGTAATTTATTTTAGCGGTCTTGTTGATAATGGGGCAGTACACACCGACCCATTAAGTTATGTGGAATCAAATATAACAATTTTAATTAAAACATTAGAAACTTGCAAAAATAAAAATTTAATTTTTAATTATATAAGTTCATATTTTGTCTATGGGGAAATAGATGGATGCATTGATGAAAATCATCCGTGCAATCCAGAAACATTTTATAGTATTTCAAAAAGATCAGCCGAACAATTTTTAGTTTCTTATTGCAAAACTTTTAATATAAAATATAGAATAATTAGAATTGCTAATGTCATAGGAAAAAATGATATCAGAGCGTGGCATAGGAAAAATGTATTACAATTTTTGTTAAATAAAATTAAAGCAAATGAAAATATAATGCTACATAATGGTGGTATGTATTATAGAGATTATATACATGTTGATGATTGTGTAAACGGAATTAATTTAATTGCTAAAAACGGAGATTTAAATTCAATATATAATATTGGAGGTGGATATTCAACTTTAGTAAAAAACATAATTCATTACGCAAAAGATAAAATAAATTCAAAATCATTAATTGAAGAAAAATTTGATACTAACTTTACCCAATCCGAAATAAAAAATGGTTATTTGAATATAGAAAAAATAAAAAAAATTGGTTTTAAATGTAAATTTGATATTTATCAAATAATAGATGAAATGATCAGTATATAATATATGAAAGTATTAATAACAGGAATAACTGGACAAGATGGTAGTCTAATGGCCGATTATCTAATTAATAATTTTGAAGACATTGAGGTTTATGGAGCACATAGAAGATTAAGTGTGCCAAATCACTTAAATATTCAACACCTTAAATCAAATTCAAGATTTAAAATTGTTGAAATGGACATTACAGATCCAGAAAGCATAAATAATATTTTTTCTGAAATATTGCCAGATTATTTTATTAATTTTGCAGCAAACTCTTTTGTTGGAAATAGTTGGAAAATGCCAATAAACCACATGCAAACAAATGCAATGGGAGTGCTATATTGTTTAGAAGCAATTAAAAACATCAAACCAGAAACTAAATTTTACAATGCTGGAAGCTCTGAACAGTTTGGAGATGTGGACTATTCGCCTCAAGATTTAAAGCATCCATTTAAACCAAGATCTCCATATGGAGTTTCAAAATGCACTGCACATCATCTAGTTAAGGTTTATAGAGAATCATATAATTTGTATGCAGTTCAAGGAATTTTATTTAACCACGAAGGAATTAGAAGAGGCGAGGAATTTGTAACTAGAAAAATTACTAAAAATGTAGCTAAAATTGCCAATGCAATTAAATATGATCATAAATATGAACCATTAGAACTTGGAAACATAAATTCAAAAAGAGATTGGAGTGACGCAGAAGATTTTGTGGTTGGAGTATGGCTAATGCTGAATCAAAAAAATCCAAAAGATTACGTTCTATCTTCCGATGAAACTCACACAATAAAAGAATTTGTAGAATTATCTTTTAAAGTCGCTGGAATAGAAGGAGCTTGGAAAGGAGAAGGTGCAAACGAAAAATTCGTTTTACGCAAATATAAGTCAGAAAAATATTTTTACGAAGATGAACCAGTTTTAATGAAAATTAATCCAACATTTTATAGACCAGCAGAAGTTGAACTTCTTTTGGGAGACTCTTCATTAGCAAGAAAAGAATTAAATTGGAAGCCTAAAATTTCTTTTGAAAAATTAGTTGAAAAAATGACTCTAAATGATCTTGACAATTTATTGTAATATGTTAGATTTCTTACGATGCCAAGTAAGAAGCAAAAAATTAACAAAAAGTTTTTATTAAAAAAGTTTTTAGATATCCCTAAAAAGGGAAGCAGAATGTTTTATGTCAAAGAAATGGCATTGCTAAACCATTTAATAAGTAGATATTCTGAAGATTTTGTTTTAGCATTGAAACTGCCCAAAAGATATGAAAGCATGGCAATCATACTTTGCGATTCATATAAGGAATATTTAGATAAAAAATTTAGAGAATTTAATTATAAAACAAATGAATCTAATTACTTAAAATTTTCTTTGCATGAAGAAAAAAGTGGTGAAGATTTTGTTTCAGAAGTTAAACCAAAAACAATAAGAAATTTTTTAAATGGCTAAGAAAAAAGAAGACGGAGAAATTGTTTCCTCAAAAGATGTATTATCTTCATTTTTAAAAAATAATAAAGAAGATCATTATAACTTTGAAGACGAAACTGACTATAAAGTATCTAGCGGATCACTACAATTAGATATTCATTTAGGAGGAGGATTTAGTCCAGGTCTGCACAGATTTTGTGGCATTAATGAGGGTGGAAAAACTTCCGCAGCATTGGAAGTGATGAAAAATTTTTTAAGAACAATTCCAAACTCAAAAGGCTTTTATATTAAAGCGGAAGGTAGACTTTCAAATGAGATGAAAGAAAGATCTGGAGTAACATTTACTACAGATGCTTCCAATTGGGATATTGGAACTTGTTTTGTTTTTGAAAGTAATATTTACGAAACAGTAGTAGATGCAATGAGAAATTTAGTAGCTAATAACGAAGAAAATGTTAAATATTATTTTCTTTTAGATGCTGTTGACGGCCTAATTACCAAAGGGGATTTAGATAAAACTTTTGAAGACTCAAATAAAGTTGCTGGAGGCGCTGTAATAGCCGCAAATTTTATGAAACGTATGTCGATAGCTCTAGCGAAGAGAGGGCATATGGCGGTCTTTGTATCGCAAGTGCGGGCAGATATTAAATTGGACCCATATACAAAAGCTCCAATCCGCCAGACTTCAGCTACTGGAGGCAATGCACTGCTTCATTTTGCAAATTGGATTCTTGAATTTGAACCTAGATTTAATGGAGATTTAATTTTACAAGATTCATCTAATAAAAAAATTGATTTAGAAAAAAATCCAGTAATTGGACATTGGGCAAAAGTTACCGTCAAAAAATCTCCTAACGAAAAAACAAATCTTCAAATTCCATATCCAATTAGATACGGTAGAAAAAATGGAACATCAATTTGGATTGAAAAAGAACTAGTTGATCTATTGTACGCTTGGGAATTTATGGTTAAGTCTGGAGCTTGGGTTAAGCCATCTGAAGATTTTATTGAATTAACTAAAGAGCTAAACATAGAAATGCCATCTAATTTTCAAGGTGAAAATGGTCTTTTTAAATTTATAGATGAAAATCCAAACTTGATTAAATTTTTAATTAACTATTTCAAAAAAAGCATAAATGAAATTCAAAACCCTTGACGGGAAAGATAGAACGCTCAAAAATGCAAAATCTTATATAATAAATTGGGATAATAAAAGCAAAAGCAAATTTCAATTTGAAGTTAAAAAATATCTAAAAAAATATTGGAGTGGAGATGTAGTTTTTGAAGAAATAAAAGTTGTTGGAACAAGACTTTCTTTAGATTTTTTTAATGCAACAAAAAAAGTTGCTATTGAAGTTCAAGGACATCAGCATTTTAAATATGTTAAATTTTTTCATGGAAATAGGGTCAATTTTTTAAATCAAATCAAAAGAGATTTTAAAAAAATTGAATTTTGTGAACTTAACAATATTAAGCTTGTTGAAATTTATCCAAATGACGAGTTGTGTAAATCTTTATTTGAAAGATTTGGAGTCTTTTTATAAAGTGTAAAATAAACAAATGAAAAAAAGAAAACCTAAATTTCAAAAATTTGAACTTCCAGATTCTTTTTTAGATCAGATATACGAATTGACAGGAAGCGCAGACAAAAATAAAGGTTATTTTCTATGTTTTATAGATGAAAATGGAGATTGTCAAATAAGACAAAAATATGATTGTCAAGCTTCAGAGTTCGCAATTAGTAAATTAATAGAAATTTATATAACACAAAAACAAGACGCGCACTTAATTCATTCTCTTGAAGATGGTTTTTCTCAAGAAAATGAAGATGATGATTGACAGCATATTCAAACATGATAAGATCATGCAATGATCTACTCCTACGAGCTAGAAAAACAATTACTAGCTGGCTTGATAAAAAATCCAACCTCTTTCATTGACATTTGTTCATTTGTTAATGAAAGAGATTTTTATTGCGAAGATACAAGTTTAAATAAAACTATTTTTACAATCATTAAACAAGCAATAGAAAATGCTGAAGATGTAGACGACGTTATCATAGCTCAAAGAGTTCAGTCTTTAGGTTTATCATTTGAAGATAATATTAATGTAGCTGATTATATAAAATCCTTATCCTTAAGAAGGATTTCCGATAATTCAACAGTTAAAGCCGCAAAAGAACTTAAAAAATATACCATTAGAAGGGAGATCCATGAATCCTCTTTAGAAGTTTCAAAGAGGATGAAGTCAATGCCTCCAGAAAGTTCTTACTTAGATATTGTAAGTGCCGCTGATAAAATATACAATTCAAAAATAAATCATTATGAATGTGGAGTAGATCTTCCAGAAAATATTTATGATGACATGGAATATGCCATAGAGCAACTGGGAAATAATCCAGTTACTGAATTTGGCATGATGGGTCCACACAAGAAGTTAAATGAAATATTTGGATCTTTATGCAGACCTGGAAATATAACAGTTGTAGTTGCTAGATCTGGCGTTGGGAAAACACAATTTTGCATGGATTATGCAACAAAGGTTGCTGCAACATATGACGTACCAGTACTTCATTTTGATAACGGAGAAATGAGCAAAGAAGAGTTAATGTTTAGACAATGCGCAGCTTTAAGCGGAGTTCCCATGCATTTGTTAGAAAGTGGAAACTGGAGAAAAGCTGGAATTGAAATAGTTAATAAAGTCAGAGCAGTTTGGCCGAAAATTAAAAATTTAAAACTGCATTACTATAATGTGGGCGGCATGGATGTTGATTCGATGATCAATGTCTTAAAAAGATTTTATTACTCAACTGTTGGAAGGGGAAACAAGATGCTTTTTAGTTTTGATTATATCAAAACAACATCAGAAAGAAGTGACAAAAATGAATGGCAGTTAGTTGGAGAAATGGTTGATAAGTTTAAAAAATGCATTCAAAAAGAAATGCTAGTTGACAACAAACCCATCATTCCAATGATTACGAGCGTTCAAAGCAATAGAAGCGGAATCACCAACAATAGGAATTCATCAAATATTATTGATGACGAAAGCATAGTGTCTCTTTCGGATAGAATTATTCAATTTTGCTCTCATATGTTTATTCTCAGAAAGAAGACGCTTGACGAAGTTCAAGATGAGGGCAACCAATTTGGCACTCATAAATTTATTCCAATTAAACATAGACATTTAGGATCAGATATTGCTGGAGCGCTTGAACCAGTATTAGTTGGAGATACTTTAAGAAAAAATTTTATAAATCTTGAGTTTAAGAATTTCAATATAACAGAAAAGGGCGATTTAAGAGATATTGTTGCATTCCAAAATGGACAAGAGCAACTAGAGAATACAGATAGAAGAAATACAATTCCAGATTTTGATGAGAACTAAAATAGAATCTTCTCTAATTGAATTGGGTTATCAGTTAAAAGATTTTGGTAATCATTGGAGGGCAAACGCCGTTTATAGAAACGGAAATAATCCCTCATCTTTAATGATATATAAAGATACTGGAGTATGGAGAGATTTTGTTGAAAATAAAACTCCTATGCCTTTTAGGAGGCTTATAGAACTTACTTTAAATACCAAAGACATAAGCGTAATAAATAAATATGTTGACATACAAAGTTTAACAGAAATTGAAGATAAAATTTATAAAAAAGAAATTTTAGAAATGGAAAGAATTTATCCAGACGAATGCCTTAAAAAATTATTTCCAAATTTCTCTTTTTATGAAAAGAGGGGAATTAGCGAATCAGTTCAAAAAATTTATAAATGCGGATTAGCTTCGGCTGGGAAAATGTATAGAAGAATTGTTTTTCCAATCTATAATGATAATTCGCAAATTTTTGGCTTTACTGGAAGAAAGGTTGATGATAATACTGATGCGCCCAAATGGAAACATATTGGACTTAAATCTAATTGGATTTATCCAGCCATGATTCCAGACTTTCCAGAAATAACTGATGAAGTTATTTTAGTTGAAAGCATTGGAGATAGTATGGCTTTATCTGAAAATGGATTGCATAACAATTTAGTTATGTTTGGATTGGATTGCAGTCCAAAACTTTTAAATTATCTTGTTTCTAAAAATTTGAAACAAATTTATATCTCTACGAATAATGATTCAGAAGGAGAAATTAACAGAGGTTTAATTGCAGCCATCAAAATTTTAATAAAATTATCTTCATTTTTTGACCTTGACATAATAAAAATTAAACCTCCATTGATGAATGATTTTGGAGACATGCAAAATTTGAAAGATTTAAATATTTTTGAGCTATGGCAAAAAAGCAACCCTTTAGAAATTGAAGATATTTTAAAAGCAGTTAAAAACAATACATCAGAATTTAATAAAACAAAATTAAATAAATTTCTTAAAAAATGTCAGAGCGAGTAACATTGTCTGCGAGTAGAATAAAAACAGCCCAATCTTGTTCTTGGCTATATTGGGCTAAGTATAAGCTAAAACTGCCAGATAAGGGCAATGAGGGGTCTTCAAGAGGCACTGTATGCCATGAAGTTTTTGAATTTCTTGGAGATAAAAAATATAAAAAAGATTTTGATAAAATTATTGAAAAGCAAGACATTTTTGCCAGTAAAAAAGTAAAAGATTTAGTATTAAATTTAGCTGCTGAAGAGGGCGTTGGAGACGAAGCAAATATAAATTTAATTAAATCAATGACATTAAATGGCCTTAATTATGATTTTTTCGGCCAAGAATTTGGAAAGCTAACTCAAGAGTTCTCAGAAAAAGACTTTGACTTTGACATTCAAGACGAAAACTTAAATTATAAAATAAAAGGGTTTATTGATAAACTTTTTATTTATGGCGATAAAGCAATCATTAGAGATTTTAAATCTAGCAAAGAAGTTTTTAAAGGAAAAGATTTGCAAGATAATATGCAAGATTTAATGTACACTCTTGCAGTTAAAAAAATGTTCCCCGAAATTAAAGAACTTTATTCTGAATTTTTGTTTCTAAAATTTAATTTGAGAGAAAAGGGATGCATTAAAATGCCAAGTATTAGCGATGAAGAATTAAATGGTTTTGAACAATATTTAACTCACATCCAAGAATATTTAGATAATTTTTCTGAGAAGACTGCCGCATCCAATATGGCTGCAAAAGCAGATTATCCTAAAGATAATTCATTTGGAGGACCATTAATGTGCGGCAAAGCTAAAAAAGGAGAATTGAAAAAAGATGGAACTCCAGCTTGGTGTTGCCCTGCAAAATTTGATTTTAAATATTATCAAATTAAAGATTTTGAAGACAAAATAATTGATTCTTGTTTTATTGAGAATATAGAAGAATATAAAGAAAAATATAAAGACAAAGAAGTTAAGTTTAATCTATACGAATATCAAGGGTGCCCAGCCTTTAATAAATAAAAAAAGAACGCTACACCAACAAAGTGTAGCGTTCTCATTTAGTTTCTTGACAACCTTTACTTATCAGATATAGTCTCATTAAGATGCTGCCATTATTTAAATCAAATTACTCAATAGGAAAAAGCATTTTAACGCTTGAGATGCCAGAAGACAATGTATCTGAATCGACATCAGATTCAATTTTGCAAATTGCAAAAGATAATAATTTAAATCAAATCTTTCTTGTTGAAGATTCAATGATTGGCTTTATGGAAGCTCATAAAGCGTGCAGTAAACTTAATATACAGCTAATTTTTGGACTGAGGATTAATTGTTGCAACGACACTTCAGAAGAAAATAAAGACTTATCAAAACACAAAATTATAATTTTCGCAAAAAATGACGATGGATGCAGACTACTTAACAAAATTTATTCTAATGCTTTTTGTAACCACTCAGGCTTCGTTGATTGCAAATACTTGGCTTCAATTTGGAGAGACTCCGAGTTACGATTGGGAATACCTTTCTATGACTCTTTTATTTACAACAATAATTTTTTGTTCTCCAATTGCATCCCAAATTTTTATTTTACAGAGCCAATTTATTTCACTGAATGCAATAATCTTCCTTTTGATGAACCACTCAGAAAATTGGTATGCGCCCATTCAAAAACGACCGTCTTATCAAAGACGATTCTTTACTCTCTAAAAAAAGATGTATTTGCTTTTCAAACATATAAATGCATAACTAATCGTGCTTTTGGTAAAGAACAGTCTTTATCTAGTCCAAACCTCAATCATTTTGGCTCAGACGAATTTTGCTGGGAAAGTTTTAAAGAAAATGAACGACTTATTAAGATTTAATTACGATCAAAAATACTTGATCGTAGATACTGAGACTGATGGCCTTAATCTTGTAAATACCAAGCCTTGGCAAGTATCTTGGATAACGGCGAAAGGCAAGCAAATAAAATCAAAACATGACCACTTTTTAAAGTGGGATGAATTGAATGTTTCAGCTGGGGCTGCAAGAGTTACTGGTTTCGAATACGAAACATATATAAAGAAAGCAGAAGATCCATTAAAAGTATTAAATCAATTTTGGGAGTTTTTATCAGATCCTTCTTACATTATAATTGGTCAAAATTTTTTAGGTTTTGATGTGTATGCAATTAATTCTTGGAGAAAATGGTGCGGATTAAAACCAGATTTCTCTTATATTGAAAGAGTAATAGATACCAGAAGTTTGGCAATGGCAATTGGAATAGGCCACAAATTAATGCCAAAAGGAGACATACATACACAGTATCGTTTTCTAAATTACAGAGATAAAAAGATAAAATCTAGCCAAGGATATTTATTAAAGCAATACAATATTGAGCATGATCCATTAAAGCTGCATAATGCTCTATATGACATAGAAATGACTTTTAAAATTTTTTGGCAACAGATTCAACAGATAGATATTTAATATGTTCGATATTTCTGAATTTAAAAAATATGAAATGCCAACTGCTGCTGGCGTTTTATTACCTAAAATTATTATTGAGAAAAAATATTATGATTTATTAAATATTCCTGAGACTACTTCTAATTTTGATTTTTTGAGACACCTTTCTCACAAGGGAGTAAAGGATAAAGGAATAGATAAATTGCCTAATAAACAAACTTATTTTGATAGAGCAAAGTTAGAATTATCAATTTTAAACGAATTAGGTTTTATTGATTATATATTACTTAATTGGGACATTTTAAAATTTTGCCATGAAAATGACATTCCAACTGGACCAGGCAGAGGCAGTGCAGCTGGATCGTTAATTCTTTTTTTAATTGGCGTCACTAAAGTAGATCCCATCAAACACGATCTTTATTTTGAAAGATTTGTTTCAAAAAGTAGAGCGAGAAAAATTGTTCATGACGGTATTACTTATCTTGACGGATCTTTACTGGCAGATGTTGACAATGACATCAGTTACGAAAGGCGAAAAGAAGTCATCCAATTTATTGAAAAAAAATATGCAGGAAAAACTTGTAAAATTTTAACCATGAACACTCTTAGTGCAAAACTTTGCATTAAAGAGTGTGGCAAGATAGTTGAAGAATTGGACGAAACAACAGTAAACCAAATCAGCGATTTAATTCCTAAAAAATTTGGTAAAGTAGCTCCACTATCTGAAGCCTACAGAGAAGTAGAAAAATTTAGAGAATTTGCGGACAAATATCCAAGAGTTTACGAAATAGCTAGAAAGCTAGAAAATTTAAATAAAAATACTGGAGTTCATCCATCTGGTATTGCCATTTCACATCATGAAATAAATGAAATTATGCCAGTACAAAAAACTGGAGATGGAGATTTAGTTTCTGGCTATGACATGAATAATGTTGCAGAATTAACTGTTAAGTTTGACATTCTTGGACTAAGAACTCTTTCAGTAATTTATGATGTCTGCAAACAAACTGGATTGGATATCTCTAAAGTAGATTTAAATTCACAATTAATTTATCAAAATCTACAATCAATAAATACTCCTCAAGGATTATTTCAAATTGAAGCAGATACAAACTTTAGAGTATGCCAAAAAGTAAAACCAAAAAGCTTGGAAGAACTATCTGCAGTTGTTGCAATTGCAAGACCTGGAGCTATTGAGTTTCTTGATAATTATGCTAGATATGTAGAAACGTCAGACTTTCAAAGCGTAAATCCATTTTTTGATGATGTTCTATCTTATACTGGAGGAATTCCACTATACCAAGAACAGTTAATGAAAATGGCGGTAAAGGTTGGATTTAACCTTGATGAAGCAGAGCAATTAAGAAGAATCGTAGGAAAGAAAAAAGTTGATCAAATTGAAGCTTGGAAACAAAAAATTGAAGATAAAATTGCAGAAAATAATTTAGATAAAGAAATTGGAGAAATCCTTTGGAAAGTCGCAGAAGATAGCGCAAATTATTCTTTTAATAAATCACATAGTATTTCATACGCTATTCTTGCCGCTTGGACTATTTATTTAAAATTTAATTATCCACAAGAATTCTTTTTGAGTTTATTGAAATCAACTCAATTTGAGCCAGATCCTCACGAAGTTATTTCAAACATTTCAAAAGAGCTTCCATACTTTAACATTAGCTTACTACAGCCAGACCTTTCAAAATCTGATATTGATTTTACAATTCAAGGTAAAAATATTAGATACGGCTTGAACGCAATAAAAGGCGTTTCAACGAAAGTTCTTGAATCTTTACTTGAGTTCAGACAAGGATCTTTTGCAAATAAATATGAAATATTTATGACGGCAAAAGAGTGCGGACTCAACATAGGAGTATTGTCTGCTCTTATCCAAGCTGGCACTTTAGACAGCTTTTCTAAAGAAAGATGCAGGCTTGTTTTAGAAGCTCAAACATTCAATATTCTCACAGATAGAGAAAAGCTTCAATTTATAAATATTGGTGCAAATTATAATTATGACATCTTAAATTCAATCAAAGATGTAACAAAAAATAATTCGATAGGAGATGACAATAAAAAAATAATGTCAGAAAAAAGATTTGAAACTTTCAAAAAGAAATACGCGCCATATAAAGAAATTTACGAAAAGAATTCGCAGCATGAAAAATTTGCAAACTGGTTTTTTGAAAAAAAACTCTTAGGATATTCTTATTCTCACAATATTCGAGAAATATTTAAAGACAATGAAGACAATAGATTCACATCTACTTTAGAATTTAATTCTAGTGAAAATAATACAAATTTAAGAGTTGTTGGATGGATTTCAGAATCAGAAAAAAGAACAAGCAGAAACAATAATAAGTATTTAAAAGTTTCTCTCCAAGATGAGCTTGGAAATAT